AAAGGGTAGTGGAAATTATTATGCTAATATTGAATTATCTGGTGGTAATAAACATGTTGATGTATTACAACAAGGTGCAGCAAATCATATAACTGATATTACCTTATCAGGACAACCAGTAGACTTGAGTCTACAACAGAGTGGTGCTACTCAACAGTATTACTCAATAAACTTTAATTGTGCTACAGTAGGAGGATGCGCACCAATTCAAGTACAACAAGGGCAATAACTTTTAGTTAAGGCTATTAGGAAATTAAAATGTAAATAAGGAATTAATATGGAAACTTCAAGAGGCGCACTTATTGAAAAGATAATGTTTGCACTAATACCAATCTTATTCTCGTGTATAGTGTATTTAATTAACTCATTGTCCAGTGCTAATGAACGCATTACTATGTTAGAGGCAAAAAATCAAACTATAGTTACTGCTGATGCATTACACGAAATGAATAACATATTAGATCTAGCTCGTGAAAAACTACGTCAAGATTTATTAACCTTGCAAACTGAAAACATTGAACGTTCTGCAGAAAATAAAAGTTCAGTTAAAGTTTTAGAATGGCGTATTTCTGCATTAGAGAGTCATCAAAAATAATATGAAAAAACTTAAAACTTATAAATCAATCTTTATCTCGGATATACACTTAGGTACTCGAGATTGTAAAGCAGAACAACTTAACGACTTCCTTAAACATAACACTTGCGAAACACTATACTTAGTAGGTGACATTATAGATGGTTGGAAAGTTCAGCAAAATAAACTAAGATGGAAACAAAGCCATACTGATATCATACGTAGATTTTTAAAAATTTCAAGACAACACACTCAAGTTATCTACATAGCAGGTAATCATGATGAATTTTTAAGACCTATGCTACGATTAGGAATATCATTTGGAAAGATATCTATTGTTAATCAGTGTGATCATATTGGCGTAGATGGAAAGCGTTACTTAGTTACACACGGCGACTTGTTTGACGGTATAACTAGATTAGCACCATGGTTAGGTTTCTTAGGTGATAAAGGCTACGACTTTATCTTAGGACTTAACAATCATTTTAATTGGGTGCGTCACAAGTTAGGGTTCGGATACTGGAGTTTAAGTAAATACCTAAAACATAAAGTTAAGAAGGCTGTAGATTTTATCTTTCAGTTTGAGATTAACTTAACTGACTACTGTAAAAAAAGAAACTATGACGGTGTAATATGTGGACATACACATACACCACTTATTAAAGAGATTAACAGCATTATACTAATGAATGATGGTGACTGGGTTGAATCTATGTCAGCATTAGTTGAACACCACACAGGTGAATGGGAAATTATATACTGGACGGAGATAAAAAGTAATGTGGACATTAATAATGCTAGTAGTTAACATACACGATCCAACAGGCGTACCCGGAAGAATGAAATTGTTTTTTCCTACAGAACAAGAGTGTGTGCATGTAGCATCATCACTAACATATACAGTAAAATTTGATTGGTTTAAAGTTACTGCCGAGTGTACAAAATCATAATAACAATTTACTAAATAAAAAAAGCTAGTCGCGATGCACTATCATCCACTAGCACTAAACATTATATATGTTATCTAAGGAGACACTAATGCCCAGCACAATTATTTATATAGATATAAAACCAACTTATCTGTATATCAAACAACATTCAGTAACAGGTTTAAAATATTTCGGCAAAACTACTTCTCAAGATCCTAAAAGATATTTAGGATCAGGAAAACATTGGAAAAATCATATTACTGCACACGGAAAGGAATTTGTAGAAACTATTTGGGTTTCAGATCCATATACAAATAAAACTATGTTAACTGAATTTGCATTAACCTTTTCAAAAGAAAATAATATAGTAGAATCTAAAGAGTGGGCTAACTTAATACCTGAAAACGGTATTAGTGGAGCAGTTCAAGGAAAACCGTGTACAGAAGAAACTAAATCTAAAATACGTGATTCAAAGAAAGGTAAACCTGGTCCAAATAAAGGAATCAAAGCAACTAAGCCTGCTTGGAATAAAGGCATTAAAACAGGTAAACCTGCACATAATACAGGTAAACCGCACTCAATAGAAACTAGAGCTAAAATGTCTGCTTCTCAACAAAATAGACAACATATCTCTTGCCCGCATTGCAACACAACAGGAGTAAACAGTTCTATGAAACGTTGGCACTTTGAAAATTGTAAGGTAATCAAATGAAAAAAATTTTAATAGTTTCCGACAACTTGTTTGATCAAGTTAACGGCGTAGTGACTACGTTCACTAATATAAAAAAACAAGCAGAATTAAACGGATATGAAATAGAAATTATAAACCCTAGTCATTTCCGTTATATAGATGCTCCAAAATATCCAGAAGTAAAACTTAGCCGTACCTCTGGTATTAGAAAAATGATTGACAGGATCAATCCAGATTATATTCATATTTGCACAGAAGGGCCAATTGGGCTAGCAGCTCGTGGATATTGTCGCAACCGTAAGTTTAACTATAATACGTCCTATCATACAAAGTTTCCCGAGTTTATTAAAAAAATATACGGAATACCAAAATGGATTACATACGCATACGTGCGTTGGTTTCATAAAGATTCAACTGTAGTATTAACTACTACACAAACAATGGTTGAAGAACTTAAAGAACATAAGTTTAGACCAAATGTTATACCATGGACACGCGGTGTTGATAGAGAATTACTACAACCAACTGCACACAAAGCAGATTCAGACAAAACTGTTTTGCTATATGTAGGCAGAGTGTCTAAAGAAAAATCATTAGATGATCTATGTGTATTATCTAAAAACGAAAAGTATCATGTGCAAATTGTAGGAGATGGTCCTTATCGTAAACGATTAGAAAAGAAATATCCATTAGTAGAATTTGTAGGATACAAGTCAGGATCGGAGTTAGCTGATTATTATGTTAATGCTGATGTATTTGTTTTTCCAAGTGCAGCTGATACGTTTGGTATTGTAATAATTGAAGCAATGTCGTTAGGTTGTCCAGTTGCTGCATATCCAGTGCCAGGTCCTATTGATATTATAGAACAAGGTCGTAATGGTATTATGGATACTAACTTAGAAACAGCAATTGAAGAATGTTTAAAACTTGATAGACACCGTGTATATATAAGTTCATTTAGATGGACTTGGGAAAATTGTTGGGAAATATTTAAAGACAACTTGGTGCCAAAAATAAAATGATTAAAAAAATATTATTAAACCCCTGGACTGCGCTACTAACAGTTATGTTAGTAGCGGGTGTACGTATAGCAGATCCGTCATTTGTAGAAAGTATGCGACTAAGATACTTTGATACATTAATTACAAGTAAACCAATACAAGACTCATCAGTTACTACAGTAAACATTGACGATGCTGCATTAGAGAAGTATGGGCAATTTCCGTTCTCTCGCGACATATACGCACAGATAATTGAAGACTTATATGCTAGAGGTGCAGGATTAGTAGTGTTTAATATCTTTATGCCAGATGCAGATAGATTTAAAAGAGATGCAGACTTAGCTAACGTTATTTCAATTTCTCCTGTTGTACTACCGCAGACCGCAACTAACGAACCTGTAAAATTAGATACTATTGCATTTCGCCCAGGTGTTAGTGTAATAGGAAATGAAGATCAACCATTTACTGTAAATTATGAAAACATACAAGCAAATACTAAACAACTTAACGATGTTACTGCAGGTGCTGGTATTGTTAACACTTTCCCAGAACTCGATGGCGTTGTACGAAGAATGCCAATGGTTGTATCATCAAAAGGAAAGTTATACCCGTCACTTGGACTTGACACTTTACGAGTCGCAAGTGGAGACCCAAGTTTCCAAGTTAAAATCTCAGAGTTTGGAGTCGAAGCTGTCAGAATTCCTAAGTTTGGAAAAATTGCAACCGACCCGTTCAGTAGAATTTGGATTGACTGGTCACATAAGCCCGCAAGCTATTCAATCACTAGTCTTCCAGACTCCTTTGAGGGACGAATCATTATTGTTGGTCTTACCGCAAGAGGACTCAACAACCCAGTGGCAACAGCTACAGGGGAACGGTTTCCTCATGAACTTCAAAGTGCTGTATTAGATACACTAGTATCTGGTACTAACATTGTTAGACCAGACTATGCAGACGGTGCAGAACTATTAG